AATGGTGACGGTTATGGGTACTATTTGGCTTTACGTGGTACCGCAAGAGTTCCTGTTGGAACAACAAACATTCTAATCGAGGGTATAGGCGCTGGAGGTAGAGGTACTATCGGTGCGACTGGAATTACTACTATAGGTTCGAATTGGGTATATGGTGGTGGAGGTGGAGGTTATGCAAATTCGAATATTACGATGGCTATAAAAGATTATAGAAAAGGAGGAACTTTTTATTTTAATGTTCCTTCATCAATAACCGCATACGCCGGTGGCCAAGGTGGCACAAATTACCCACTCACCAGAAGTTTGCTGAAGCTTAGTAACACATGGGTTAATATTGTAGCAAATTCACAACCAACTTCTGCAACAGGAAATATTGTTGCAATGAGTGCTTACTCAAGCGCTGGTGGTGGATCAGGAAATACAGGAATAAATATTGGTGGAAATACAGCAATAGGCGGTAACGGCGGCTTCGGTATGTCGGTATTCTCTAGCAGCATCAAAAAAGGTGGTGGTGGTGGAGGTGCTGCTTACATATTTAATGGTGGCAATGGCGGAAATACGTTTTCTTTTACTACTACCACAGCCTATCCAGGTGGCGGTGGCGGAGCTGCCGGTGGAATTCTAGGCGTTGGAAATACTGGCGGAACAGGCACTGCGACTGTAGGAGGCCGAGGAGGTAATACGGCCTTTACGATTGGTGGTGTAGGCGGAACATCGACATCTGGTTATGGTGGCGGCGGTGACTTCGGCGCCGGCGGTGGCGGATCTGGGTTGAAATCAAGCGTTTTTGGCGGGGATGCTGGTGTTTATAATGTTGCTTCTTGGTATGATTCAACCACAGGAACTATTTACGGACCTTCAGGTGGTGGTGGAGGAGGAGGATCATCTGCGACTGTCTCAGGCCAAGGCGGCTGGTCTAGGTATGGTGGAGGATCTGGCGCTGGTGATTACTCTGGTACGCCAGGTACTGGTTTACTTATAGTTACTTATACACTCGATACTAATTATAGTCCATATGGTTACGCCAACAATAGTGGACCAGAAAATTGTTACGGATACATAATTGAATAATACAACCACAATAAATGATAAATAATATATTAGGCAAAAATTTAAGGAGTTAATTATGGATAAAACAAGAGCAATTATAGATTATGCTTATGAAGACAACGCCAAAGAAATGCGTGATGCTCTTTACTCAGCTATTCATGATAAAGTAATGGATCATATTGAGTCACACAAAAGAGAAATTGCAAAGTCTTTAATTACACAAGAAGATGAATCACAAGAACCTGAAGAAGTTAATTAACAGGATAAAAAATGGCTAATAAATTTACATATCAAGTACTCAGAGATACCAACACAGATTCAGTTATTAAATTAACTGGTGTGTTTGATGGTTCTGTACAAGAAGCAAATAATTCTAGAATTTCTGCAAATACTTTATCTGGCGCCATTGCAACTAACAATTACTTGGTTGTTAATGCTGCTGGTTACATTGCAAACACACCAAAATCATCTTACGATATTCAACTAACTGGTTTAAAATATTTTGTTAACTTTCCGACAACAACTATTGGTGCCGTTGAATTATTTTGGAACGGTGGTGGTGCAACTGCGGCCGCTCAATATGCAAACTCAGCAACAATATTTCATTTAAGTGGCCAAGGTGAATTTGGTTTAGGTGAACAACTGCCTTCTATTTTAAATAATTCAGGTACAACTGCTAATGGTGCATCTAGTATTGGTAATGGCGATCTTGGTGTATATACTTATGGTGCAACATTAAACAGTTCTTATACATTGATTATCACTTTACGCAAAAATAACAGAGATTATCAACGTGGTCAATTTAATGATCCTGCTGCATTTAACTATGGCGAATACGCTTTAAAACCATAAGGAAAACTTAATGAAGCTCATTAAAGAAGTTACCGAAACAATAAGTTATATTGCCGAAGAAAAAGACGGCAAAAAAACATTGTATATTGAAGGACCTTTTCTACAATCAGAAGTAGTTAATCGTAATGGCCGTAAGTATCTAAAAGAAACAATGGCCAAAGAAGTTCAAAGATATACAGAAAACTATATTAACAAAAATCGTGCCTTTGGTGAATTAGGACATCCTGATACACCTACAATCAATTTAGATAGAGTCTCTCATTTAACAACGAGTCTCCGTCAAGAAGGAAATGATTGGTTAGGCAAAGCAAAAATTCTTGACACACCAATGGGAAACATAGTTAAAAGCCTAATTGAAGGTGGAGCACAAATAGGTGTTTCATCAAGAGGTATGGGTTCTTTAAAAAGTGTAAATGGTGTTAACATAGTTCAAGATGATTTCCATCTAGCCACAGCGGCAGATATAGTAGCAGATCCTTCCGCTCCAAATGCTTTCGTACAAGGAATTATGGAAGGCAAAGAATGGATGATAGTCAATGGTGTGTGGACAGAGGTTCATTACGAACAAGCAAGACAAGAAATTCGTCAGGCAACACGTAAAGAGATTGAACAAGTAAGTCTACGCATATTTGAAAATTTCGTCAAAAAACTTTAATTATAAATATCCAATATAAAAATCAAGGAGATTTTCAAAATGGCAAATTTTAATCTGACAGAAGCCGCTAAAGCTATTCTAACTGAAGGTGCTAAAGAAACCTTTCAATCAAATATTACATCAAAAATGAGTCAACGTGAACTAACCAATCCTTTAAAGGCTGGTTACAGCAAATTACCATCTTCTGTTGCTTATGGAACAAAAGAAGTTGGAAAAATTGGTGATTCACCAAATGATGTTAACGATAAAAATCCAGATTATACTAGAGGTGTGCCTAAGGCAACTCCTCCAGGAGCAAAACCACCTGTTGGTTCCGAACCAATGAAGAAGCTTGCTCATCAACCAGGTCAAGATCCTGCTGGTGATTCAGAAGGTTCACCTGCCGATATGGGTGGCCATCAAGGTACCGAATCCCAATATGATGCAATTCGTGATCGTAAGCCAGTAAAATTAGCACCTCAAATGATGCAAAAAAATCCAGGAGCTAATTTTGATTCTTATGGCGAAGAATTTGATCAAGAAGATGAAGATTTGATCGAAGAAGAAAAAGAAAAAGAAGAAGGTGCTGCTCACGAAAAAGCAGAAAAGAAAATGATGATGAAAATGAAAATGAAAGAAAAAATGAAAGAAGATATTGACGCTCTTCTTGAAGGTGAAAGTCTTTCAGAAGAATTTGTTTCAAAAGCTACCACTATTTTTGAGGCAGCTGTTATTGCTCGTGCTGAAGAAATTATTGCTGAAGCCGAAGAAGAACTTACAGAACAGTTTGAATTGGCTGTTGAAGAAGTTAAAAATGATTTGGCTGAAAAACTTGATGACTATATCAACTATATGGCAGAACAATGGTTCGAAGAAAACCAATTGGCAATTGAAACAGGATTACGTTCTGAGATAGTTGAAGATTTCATGACAGGTCTACACAATTTATTTCTCGAACACTACATCGATATTCCATCTGACAAAGTTAACGTTGTTGAAGAATTGACAGCAAAAGTTGAAGAACTAGAAGATTCTTTAAATGAACAAATCAAAACTGCTGTCGAAATGAAAAAAGAATTAAATGAACATAAAAAATTGGAGGCTATTTACGCATCTTGCGAAGGCCTAACTCAGACTCAAGTAGAAAAAATGAAATCACTCGCAGAGGGTATTGAATTTACTACTGAAGAAGAATTTACTGATAAGTTGGAAACATTGAAAGAATCATATTTCAAATCAACAATTAAGTCAGCAGAAAGTTCAGACTTGAATGAGGAAATTATCGTTGAGGAAGAAAAGAAACAAAGAGTTTCAATCGACCCATCTATGGAACAATACGTACAATCAATCTCAAAAACTTTGGTAAAATAAATAAACTACCAATTTTAGATACTTACAAGGAGAAAACCAAATGTATCTTACAGAAGAACTACAACAAAAATGGGATCCAGTTCTGAATCATCCAGAGCTAGAATCTATCAAAGACCCATACAAGCGTGCTGTTACAGCTCTTGTTTTGGAAAACCAACAACAAGCTATGGCTCAAGACCGCCAAGCATTGAACGAAACAGCTCCAGCTAACTCAACAGGTTCTGGTATTTCTAACTACGATCCAATTTTGATCTCTTTGGTTCGCCGTGCTCTACCAAACTTGATTGCTTATGACATTGCTGGTGTTCAGCCAATGACAGGTCCAACAGGCTTGATTTTTGCAATGCGTGCTCGTTACTCTACACAATCTGGTACAGAAGCATTCTTCAACGAAGCCAATACACAATTTGCTGGTGCAAACTCATCTTCAAACTTGTATGGTTTCAAAGGAAATCTTTCAACTTCAGATACTACTGACAATCCAGTTAGCAGTTTGACAGCTAACGCCTTTACAACAGGTACAGGTATTCCAACAGCAACGGCTGAAGATTTGGGTGGCGCTACAACATTTAACCAAATGGCATTCAGCATTGAGAAAGTTACTGTTACTGCTCAGTCACGTGCTTTGAAGGCAGAATACTCACTAGAACTTGCACAAGACTTGAAAGCAGTTCATGGTTTGGATGCAGAAACAGAATTGTCTAACATTCTTTCTACTGAAATTCTTGCCGAAATTAACCGTGAAGTTATTCGTACAGTTTATCTACAAGCTGTTGCAGGTGCTCAATACGGTGTTACAACAACTGGTACATTCGACTTAGACACTGACTCAAACGGTCGTTGGTCAGTTGAACGTTTCAAAGGTTTGATTTTCCAAATTGAACGTGATGCAAACGTTATTGCAAAACAAACTCGTAGAGGTAAAGGTAATGTGTTGATCGTTTCTTCAGACGTTGCATCTGCAATGGCAATGGCTGGCGTTCTTTCTTACACACCTGCTCTACAAGCAGACTTGCAAGTTGATGACACAGGCAATACATTTGCTGGTTTGTTACATGGCCGTATCAAAGTTTATATCGATCCATATTTTGGTGGTTATACATCTAACCAAGAATTGGTTACTGTTGGTTACAAAGGTTCATCACCTTATGATGCTGGTTTGTTCTACTGCCCTTACGTTCCTCTACAAATGGTTCGTGCAGTTGATCAAAGCACATTCCAACCAAAAATTGGATTTAAGACTCGTTACGGCATGGTTGCAAACCCATTTGCACAAGGTTCAACAGTTGGTAGCGGCTTGTTGACACCACGTACAAACGTTTACTACCGCATTTTTGCTGTAAAGAACTTGATGTAATATTGAGTCACCGCAGAGTGACATTTAAAGACCACCTTCGGGTGGTCTTTTTTTTGGCTCCTAAATAATCATATAAGGAGAACTTAATGCCAGCATTGACTAGATCACCACAAAATACCAACTTACAACAACCATCAAAATATATTTTGTCTTTTGACAGACTTGGTGGCATTCAATATTTTTGTCAATCTTTTAATTTACCTGGTATTTCAATCGATTCGGCACCAAGAGTTTCTCCAGTATTGGACATGAATTATCCAGGTACAAAAATAAATTATAAACCATTTACTGTATCATTTTTAGTAGATGAAGGTTTAACTTCTTGGAATACTTTATATAATTGGTTTTTGGCAATTGGACATCCAATTATGGATGAAAGAAATCGTTTATTAAATCTTCAAGGTGGAAAA